CTGAAATCATCTCTGACCCCGCCTCTCCGGAGTATATTGCTCTTCTGGCCGCCGGAGCCCAGGCGCAGAACGTGCCGGATGAGCACATCCGATATGCGACCTTCTGCGGCGATGTGCTCCTGGAAGAAGGAGAAAGCCCCTACGACCACGGGAAATTTCCAGTCGTTGCCCAATACTGTTATAAATCCGGCTGGGAAAGCGACAAGGATGAGGGACTGGAGCCCGCCGGCGTTGTTCGTGACCTGAAGGACCCGCAGAGAGAGCTTAATAAAAACCGTTCCCAGCGGATGCACATCGTGGATAAGCAGGCCCTGGGCGTCAGGTACTGGCAGGGACAGGCCGACGCGAAAGTAAGGCGCGACATCAAAGAGCATTCGACCACGCCGGGGGCCAATATCTTCCTCCCGCCGGGCATCACGTTTACCGACGGCCTGCCGGCATCGCAGGACATCGGAAACATTGAGCTTGAGCAGCAGTCTAGTAATGACTTCTACTCTATCTCCGGCGTCACTCCGGAAAGCCTCTCCGGCTCTGTGGGCCAGATGAGCGGTAAGGCCATCGACCTTCGGCAGACTGTGACGACCGTGCAGACGGCGGAAATCTTCGACCATGTGAAGGATGCAGAGCTCCAGATCGTTCAGATTCTTTGGGGCGACAAGGGAGAGCCGGGACTTATCCCCCAGTTTTTTAACCATGAAAAGGCCCTCCGCATTCTGGGAGAGGACGGAAAGAAGGAATTCATTCAGGTTGAGCCGGGTATGGGGCAGGCCATGACGGTACAGCCGCAGCTTGACCCGATGACCGGCCAGCCGCTGATGGATGCTGACGGCGACCCCGTTGCCAAGGTACTCTATGATCTTTCCTGCTTTGATTTCGACATCGTGATTACTACGAGCTCCGCCAGCGCAACGGCCCGCCAGGCTAATCTTTATCAGCTTCTGGACGCTAAAAAGGCAGGGGTAGACATCCCTATGGACATTATCCTGGACTTCATGGACTTCCCGGAAAAAGAGACGGTCAAGAAGCGGCTTCAGGAACAGGCCGAAGCGCCAAAGGTTCCGGATGTCAAAGTCTCCGGCACGCTGGACCAGCTTCCGGCCGAAGCGCTTTCCCAGGCTCTGCAGTCTATTGGCGTGACCATCTCGCCGCAGCAGATTATGGCGGAAAGAATGGCGCTCAAAGGCAAGGCACCGGTTTCGGCCATCGCCGCTCATCAGCAGATGCCGCAGGCTCCGCAGGGGATGCCTGCCGGACTGCCGCCTAACATTCCAATGAAGCAGTAAGCACGATACGGGACACTCGACCCGGCTAATGTCGTTAAACCAGCCGCCCGTATCTTCGGCCTGAGCAATGCCGTGAAACCGCTACATTTGCGTCCGGCGAACGACGTTAAACCGCAATAGGAGGACATTTATGTTTGACAAAGACGAAGACAACCAGCAGATGACCAATGCAGCCGATTTCGGATTTACCGAAGACGACCTCAAGGGCTTTGTCCAGGAACCGAAGCAGGGGGATGCCTCTGTAGGGGAACCGAAGGCAGAACCTCAGCAGACCGCCCCGCAGAACCCGGAACCGGCTGCAGACAATGAACCGAAGCCGCAGACAGAACCACCGACCCAGCCGTCCGACGACCAGAACGTCGATAAACCTCAGGATGGTGCTGATGGCCATGGGGACCTGGGCAAGGCGCTGGCTGAAGAAAGAGCCCGCCGCAAGGCGATTGGCGATGAGCTGAACCAGCTCAAGTCTCAGCTCACACAGATGAGGCAGGCGCAGACGCAGGCACAGGCGCCGGCCGTCCCTCCGAAGACCAGGCAGGAGATTCTCGCCTATGCGAAACAGGAAGCGGCCCGCCGCATGAACCTGTCGCAGAAAGACATTGAAGATCTCATGTTTACTGAGCCCGCCAAGTACGAGGATTTCGTCCGTCAGCAGGGAGCCATTGCATGGGAGCAGGAAGAGCAGGTCAAGCATGCCATGCAGCTCAGACAGCAGAACGTGAATTTCGTCCAGGCCAATCTCTCCAACCTTCCGAACATCCAGGCGATTTATCAGAAGGGAAACGAGATGCTGAACGACATGAAGCGTGGTGAAGCCCGTGAAATTGATGAAGCCTACAGCCGTGTAGATAACGGCGTGGGCACGGAGAAAGATTTCAAGGTGCTCCTCTCCTTCCGAGACAAGATTATCGCGGCAATGCAGGGAGCTCCCGCCGCTGCAGGTGCTCCATCCCCGGCCCCTGCTCCGCAGGCATCCAACCCGCTGACACAGGCGGCAGGACTGCCTAAAGCGGCGGCCCTTACCGGCGCTAATCCGGCGCAGCCCAAACTGTCTAATGAGGACATTCTCCGGGCTGTGCGTGAAGGCCATGAAAAGGACCTGCCCAAGGACATCCAGCGTGCTATTGATGAATACTGTGGTTAAACAAGAAAGGAAGTAAACTATCATGGCTAAAGAATTTGCAATACCTTCCGCCCTGGTGCCGAAGGTATGGGCGGCAAAAGTTTGGAGAGAAGGCAATAAAGCCTCCTATTTTGATAAATTCACCTCCACCGACGGCTCCAAGCCGATTCAGACCAATAAGGACCTGAAACGTGCGAAAGGCGACAAGGTGACTTTTGGCATCGCCATGAATCTCACCGGCGACGGCGTGACCGGCAACAATGCACTGGTGAATAACGAAGATACCCTCACCATGTACGATTTTTCCGTCACCACCGAACAGGTGAGAAACGCAGTGGCTCGTTATGTGGGCGATGACAATAAGTCTCCCTACGAAAACCTGCCGCTCATTAAATCTGCACTGGTGCAGTGGCTGGCTGACTGGAAGGATGATACCCTCGTCGACAAGCTGACCGCTTCCCCGACTACAGGCGAAGTGATGGGCACTGAAGCCTCCATCACTGCGGATAATAAGCTGACCTGTGCGATGATTTCCACCGCCAAGCGTAAGGCTATGCTGCACGCTCCGAAGGTGAAGCCGATTAAAATCGAAGGCCAGGATAAATACATCATGTTAATCGGACCCTATGCGGCTCGTGACCTCAAGACCGACACCGCATGGCTGGAAGCGCAGGAACATGCAGGCATCCGCGGCTCCAATAACCCGATTTTCACTGGTGCCCTGGGCGAATACGACGGCGTAGTCCTCTACGAATACGAAAGAGTATCCACCACCAAGACCGGTGCCTCCAGCGCCAATGTGGTGCATAACCTTCTCCTGGGACAGCAGGCGGCCTGCTATGCGGTCACCCATGAACCGGATGCCATCAAACAGGTGGACGACTATGGCAACCGCGAGGGCAACGGCATTTCTTTCAATGCCGGAATTGAAAAGGTTGTTTTCAACGGCAATGACTACGGCGTAATCCAGGTTATGACCGGCGGCGCTGCAGACTGATTTTCATTAATTTCATATAGTTTCGACGTTCAGGGAGTGGCGATTCGCCTCTCCCTTTTCGTTTGAAACGAAATTGCAACGGAAGGAGGCGGGAACATGACCATCAAACAGTTAATCAACCGGGCCTACATGCAGGTGGGAGACACTTCCCACGTCAACTACACGCCTTTCCAGTTTCTTGAATACTACAACGAGGGCAACCAGCTCCTCTGTCATCTCATCACCAAGTACATGCCGGATGAGGCAGTGGATGATTCGTACAAGGAAATCGATGACGAGAGCGGATGGGACAATTTCGAGGAGACCATGCTTGTGCATTACATGGTTACCAGAATCCTTAACCTGGATATGGCGGCCCTGTTGCAGGAATGGGAGAACTGGATAGCCGAAAAAGCCCGCTCTGAAGGAGGTTCCAATGTAGTGATAGCAAGGGGGTACTGGGATTATGACGGTGAACGAACTGATTACCACCATCAACCTTGATACGAATGAAATCCTGGATGATGAGGCGGAATATATCCCGTATATCAATACGGCAATTGATACGCTCTCTATGATTCTGGCGCCCATGCATGATCCCGAGGTGACTGCCTGCCGGGATGTAGCCAACAATGACGCAATTCCCACCAATTTCCTACAGTTCATGCCTGTTTCCGGCTATCCCATCACAATGAAGAGCGGAACGTTCCAAACGTACGACGAAAAGACGGTGCCGGACGTGTACTATGCCATCAAGAAGCCGCACATTGCCAGCATGGACGATGCGGTGCCTTTTTCTGAGATGTACACTTTCGCCCTGGTGCAGATTGTCTCCTACCTGGTTAAAAAGAAATCCCTCATGATTGATTTCGCCAATGCGGATAATGCATTCATCCAGCAGCTGACGGAAGCCATCAAGGGCGCAAGGGCAAGGTGAGGACATGGCACAGGTATTCCAGACCGCCAGCACGCAGGGATTTCCCCTGGGCATCGACTGGAGCAAACCGGCCGAGGCGGTAGACATCAGGGCTCTGGTACAGGCCCATAACTGCGAGTATTCCGGCACTGACGGCGCTCTGCAGACGGTGCCGGGCATCCGCATCTTATATACTGCGGATAAAGACATCACATCCATCTACTACGACGTGAACAGAAAATGCTGGTATTTCACCAGTGATGGAAAGATGTACAAAACGGAGGACTGGAAGGGCTCCACGGAGCTGGGGGCTCTTACCGGAACGGACCGCCCGAGGTACTGCACTTTCGGCGGCGACGTACTTGTCGCTTCCGGCGGCAAGCTGCAGGCCATAAGCGGGGCAGGAGATACGCTTTCGACTGTTTCCGGATCTCCGGATGCCTGCAATTTTGTGAGCTCCAATTCCGGTTCTGTGATAACGGCGTCCACTTCTGACCACCGGCTGCACTGGAGCGCCATCGGCGACTACACCAGCTGGACAAGTGACAGCAATAACAGTGCTTCGGCGCAGTACGTAGACGTGGGCTACAAAGACCAGGGCTGCATTATCTCCGTTTCCTTCCTGTCCAAGGCCATCATTGTCTACAAAGAGTACGGCAGGGCCTACCAGGTTGTGGGAAATCCGCACAGCGGCACGCTTGCCGTCTATCCGCTGTCGGAGACGGCGTACTGCGCCGGCTCTTCTGTTTCATTGAATGACCATTCGTACTACATCGGAAATGCGGGGCTTATGTCCTTCATGCCGACGAATACCTACGCGAACATCCAGCCGGAAGAAACTGGGCTTGCTATCAACTCCCAGCTCATCCGCATCACGGACAAGACGGCGGCCATGTGGTACGTGCCCACAAGAAAGCAGATGTGGATTCTGCCGTCGGAGAAGTCGGAGTACATTTTCATCTACCACTACCTGCCGAGGTATGCCGACGGGCGAGGCGTGTTCACCACCCGGACGCTCTCCCATGCTCTCCACGACGTGGAGAACCTTGACCATGATGTGTACATTGCCTACGGCAATAAGATAGGCATCCTTGACGAGGCTATTGACACGGATGACGGGAAGCAGATAGAGACGGCAGTCACGTCGGGGAACCTTCTGGCGGAAAAACTCTTTATCCTGCTGATGAATTACACATTCGTCACGTCTAACAAGATAGCAGGCTACGGCACGGTGGAAATCTCCAATAAGAAAGCCAAGGCGCTGCAGTTAAAGGTTTCGGAAAAGAGGCTCTATGACGACACGGGGCCGCTTTATGATGCCAACACGGCGCTGGCAAATGAATCGTTTACGAAACTGCTTAAGATTGGCGGCGGGCCGATCCGGTCACTGCAGATTAAAATCTACATCGCCAAGGGCTCCGTGGTCATCCGGCAGTTTGATTACACCTATTCGGAGGTTTAACACTCATGAATTACGCAGAAACGTACCCCTTGAACGTAACGCCCCAGGGGGATTCTACCCGCTCTGCCGTGGAGAAGAACCGAAAGGAAATCCTCTACCTGGTGGCGGCGCTGAATGCCCAGCCAAGCGGGGCGGTCGGAGGAAGCCGCCAGCGGGTGCTGTCGGCGGCCATGCTGTCAGGGGCATGGAATTTCCTTTCCTCCGACGGCCTGGCGGTGATTATCAACGGCTCTGTGACGCCTGTCATTATGAGCTTCGCCGACGGCTGCGGGGAAAGCGGAAACATCGATTACATCGGCGTGGTGCGGGACAAGCTTTCCGCATGGCAGCTCCCTGCCAATAACACCAGCTATCTTTACATCGAACGCTCTGACGCAGGGGCTCTGACCTACGGCTCTACGACCATCGCGCCGGTGGAGCAGGACAGTACGCCATCCGCCGGAACCAATGACGCCGGCCTGTGCTGGTTCTCCACGCTTGAATCCAAGATGTATGTATGGACCGGATCCGCCTGGCAGCACAAGGTTCGGCTCTTCGTGGGCACTGCCAAAACGGACGGCTCCACGGTGAATAGCATTACTTACAAGGAATACCCTCAGCAGCTGGCACCTTCCCTCCAGCAGAAGCTGAAGGAAATCGAAGCAGAGGCCACGAAGAATGAAAACTGCATTTCAGCCATTAAAATCGGCGATGTGACAGTGACGGCCAACGGCCACCAGGACACCTTCACAATCACGGCGGAAGGGCTCATCGCTCTCTCTGCAGATTCAAATACAAGGACCATCAAGCTCTCTACTCCGGACCTCTCCAAAGTGTACGCCCAGGCCAAGCTGGACGCCCATCCGGTGGGCTCCATCTACGAATCCACGGACAGCACTTCCCCGGCCACGCTCTTCGGGGGAACGTGGGAGGCCATGGATGCTGGCCGCGTGCTGGTGGCACAGGGCAAGGCGTCAACAGGGACCAACTTCAATGCAGGGGCTACCGGCGGCGAGGAAACGCATAAACTCACCACGAGTGAAATGCCGGCTCACGCCCACACCCGTGGAACCATGAATATCATCGGAACTGTGTGCTCTGCTTATGGAGAAACGAAGGGATCTAACAGCGGGGCCTTTACTTGGAGTAATACGGGTGGAATCCAGGACGGTGGTGATGGCCATGATGGAGATCCTATACTTACCTCTACCATTTCCTTCGATGCCTCCAAGAATTGGACAGGGCAAACGTCTACTGTCGGCGGAAGTGACGCTCACAATAACCTCCAGCCTTACGAAGTCATCTACCGATGGAAGAGAACCGCTTAAGCTACCCTGCGCCATCGATAAACTACCGTGTATGGTGGGAGGTTATTATGCGAATCTCCGCCGCCAATAGTGCCTTTTCCTGTGAATGTATGGGTGTGGGTTCCATCATACTCTGTGTAGTATGTCTGTTTATGATCCCAGTTGTATCCACGGCCCAGCCCATTGCCCTCATCGGCCTTATAAGCCGGGGAAATGATGGCGTGACAATGGTTTCCTGAGGCGTCCGTCGTACCGGTAACAGTAATGGTAGTAACCGGCATTTCACTCGTGGTTATTCCAAATAAGGAGTGACAAATGAACATTGATATTTTCAACAGTATTTCCCAGACGGCCGCCAGGCTGACAGACCAATGGGCCTTTAAGCTGGCGGCGTCATGGATTATCGGGATAGAGCTCCATCTGGGGCTCTTTTCTATCTTTGCCATTCTTGTGATGCTTGACCTTTTCACAAGGTGGATCGCTATCTCTTACAAGCACCTTGACGGCGCAGGCCTTCCGGATGACCTCTACAGCTCCATCAAAGGCATCCCGGAGGCCCACAGGGAGGGGCTTATTTCTTCCTGCGTCATGAGGCGCCAGTTTTGGAGCAAGATGGCCACCTACATGATTCTGGTGATGGCGGCGATTCTGGTGGACAACGGCCTCATGCTTCTGGGCAGGAGCGCCATGGCTACCACGCTGGTGGTGACTTACCTTTCCATGACGGAGCTCTTGAGCATGGTGGAGAATCTCGATGAGGCCGGCGTTTCGGCCCTTCATCAGTTAACAGACATTCTGAGAGGACGGCTGGGAAGATGAAACTGGATTCACTGCATGACATGGTGAGGGACTACGCAAGGCGCACCGGTGAAAGGGTGAACCTTGACGGCTTTTTCTGGGATGATAAGAAGGGAGGATTCCACGACGGGTATAACGAATACTTTAAATTCTTCCCGCACGTGGGATTCCTCTTCTGGTCCATCGTCGAGCATGAGGGGAAGCGTTATTTCTCCATCAACCAGACATATGGGAAGTTCCACGAAATGTGCCCTTACATGCGGGAGGTGATGCACATGAACGGCCTCACGGAAATCATCACAAGGACCACCAGACCGCCCAAGGTGCATGAAAGGCGATGGGGCATGAAGCACCTGAAAGAACTTGACTACACTTTTCAGGGGCGCCGCTACCACGTCATGCTCAGTGATATCACACATCTGAACTAATGAAAGGAGAAAAATCATGCTGAAATTTGATTTACAGCTTTTCGGAGGCGGGAAGAGATCCAAGGTTGTGAGCACCTCCGCCAAGGTGCCGGAGGCATCCAGCGAGGAAAAGCAAGCGCTTTCCAACGAAATGGACTGGCTCTCCAATGCCATGGGCGTCTCCAAAAACCTCATGAACCTGGCGAACGGGCAGATTAACAACAACCAGGTGACTCCGGATTATAACGGCCTCCTGCAGAGCGCCCTTTCCGGCACCCAGCAGGCAGGGCAGACGGTTTCCGGCCTACTTCCGCAGGTGCAAAGCGGCGTGACCGGCGCCAATGATGCCAACAACGGCTACATCAACGGCATCGGCAATGCCATGGAGACCTACCAGGAAGGGAACAAGTATTTGGATAGCGATTACCAGAAGGCTCAGGCAAACAATGCGGACACCATGAGCGGACTTCTCTCCGGAGAGCTCCCCTCTGCCTACGCCCAGAACCGGCAGAAGGCTCTGCAGTCTGACCTGGATTCCACCATGGGAAGCACTCTTTCCTCCCTGTCTGACAGGGGAATCATCAATTCCTCTGTGGCAGGGCAGGCCATGAATGATATTTCCAAGAACGCCGCCAACTCCCTGGCATCCAGCTACACCAATGACATGAACACGGCGTCAGGCCTTGCAAATAATGCCTACAACAACCAGCTGAATGGCCTTAATGGCAGGGCGGGCCTTCTCTCCGGCCTCTACTCCGGCCAGCTTTTCGGCATCGGCCGGCAGGCAGGACTTACCGGAAACAACGTTTCCAACATCCTAAACGGAGCCAATGCCCAGGGAAGCCTTGCGGGCCAGCAGGCGAGCCTTGCCAACCAGCCGATTAATACGGCGGCAGCCGCCCAGAGTAACGCCGCATCTACTCCCCTCAACTACCTCAATTCGGCCGTGGGACTGCAGAGCCCGAACCTCAATCTCTATAACAGCATGAGCGGCCACCGGTACGCAGCCGCCACCCCGGGGCAGACCTACGTCCAACAGGGAAGCGGCGGATGGTTCGGAAACCTTCTGGGCACGGCGGCCAACGCTGCAGCAGCCTACTACGCCTGCTTCCCGGCGGGCACATTGGTGGCCACGGGGTATGAAGACGTGCCCATCGAAAAGATGAGGGAGGGCGATACCGTCGTCATCCAGGGAGGCCATATGGCCCATGTAAAGAAAGTGCATGACATGGGAGAGCAGGATACCTACAACGTGGAGACGGCGCCAAGCATTGACGGCACAATCAGGAAGGTAACCACTACGTCCACCGAAGTGTTCCTCACGCCGGAAGGCAGAAAACCGCTCTCCGCATTGAAGGCAGGCATGAAGGTATGGACCGTGGACAGCTTCCGCAGACTGGCCCACGTGACAAAGAACAGGGCGGCTGAAAGGGTGTATGAACTGGAACTTGATGACGACAGCGCCCTCTTCTACGCTAACGGATTCGCTGTCGAACCGCTGACCGCCAAGGATAAGGCGGCCAACGGTAAGGCTGATGGAAAGGAGGAGAAATAACATGGCAGTTGCTTATATTCCTGCAGATAACATGGGTGTCTGGCAGTCTCTGGGGAATGCCCTGGGGACTTACCTGGGAAAGCGGGCTTCCGACATCCAAAAGACCCATGAGGCGAATGAATACGCTAATGCATGGTTCCCGAACCTCACCGGCTCCCAGCCCCAGGAGGCCAAGACCATGGCGGACTATCTTCCCCAGGATACAACGCCGACGCTTCCCCGCATTTCCGGCGGCGGGCTTTTAGGAAATGCCTTCTCCGGAGTACAGAACGCCATGCCTTCCATCACGGCCAACGCCCAGCCCATTACCGGCACCACCACCAGCGGCGGCACGGTTCCCACCGGCATTCTTAGCGGCGTTTTCGGGAATGTCCAGAATGTCATTCAAAACGGCGCAGGAGCGTCGGCAGGAAACGGGGGTGCAACTATACCACCTGCCCTTGCAAACGCCGCACAGAGCTATATGGCCCAGCCCAATTTCAATTCTGCGCCCCAGGAGCAGGCGCCTTCTAACGGAGAACAGGGAGGAAACGATCTCCCCTCTGCCCCCGACCGGCAGGCCATCCGTCAGAAGAACATCGCAGACAACGGAGCCACCTACCGGGACCTCTACGTCTCAACTGTGAAAGCCGGGTACTCCCCGGAAGAAGCGAGGGCCATGACACTGGACAGGGTGAAGCAGGATGAGGACAGCGCCTACAACGCCCAGAGCAAAAAGTACGTTTCTAAGGTGTTGAACCCCATGAAAGAGCAGATTCTGAACTCCCTCATCTTCACGAAGGACAATGACGGCAACACCGTGGTGGATACCTACCACTCTTCCAAGCTGCCGGGCCTCATTCCGGCCATCAACTACTACAACGAAATGGCGTCCAACGCAGGGTTACAGGGGCTTGACCTGAACAGCCTGAACAGCATTTCGAAGCTGGCCAAGCCGGATTACAAGTATATGCAGGGGAAGAACGGCCATATCGTGCGCATTAATGGGGATAGCGGAGCCGTCTCCGACGCCGGAGATTTCTCTGATCCGCGAGACCAGTACATCAGAACGACTGCAGGATTCTGGGATGTGAAGAACAGAAAATTCATCACAGACCCCGCCACCATGAAGAAAATTGAGATTGACCAGCAAAGAGCCAACGCACAGGGCAGAGTGGCCGACTCCACCATTTCCATGAACCAGTACAGGATGACGAATCCTTCAGGAGGCGGCACCAGCGGCCTTACTTCCCAGCAGATTTCCACTCTCCGCCAGCTGCACATGAACTGGATGAAGGACAATCCTGACAAGGATGAATCTGACAGCCCATACTACTCTCCCCTCATGAGCGCGCTGCCTGCTATGGGCGGTGGCTCTTCTGGCGGCCAGCAGGACCCGGTGGACGCCAGAATCGATGAACTCCGGCAGCAGGGGTGGTCCCCTGAAAAAATCATCGCAGGGCTGAAGGCTTCCGGAAATGATGCCTATGTATCTCATGTTTGGTGAGGTGATTTAGATGAACTATGGAGAAACGGGATTCGATGACCTGGTGAACTATAGCCAGAACACGGGGAGCGACCTTTCCGGAGCCGGCGATACCGGCTTCGATGACCTGGCGAACAATTCCCCGGCCCAGCAGGATGATTCTATCCTGGGCAAGCTGAAAGCCTTCGGGCAGAAAGCCTATGACCAGGCCGACAGGACTACCACGAATATTGAAAACGCCCTCCCGAACTACATCGGGAAGGTGGAAAAGGCGGCCGACGCCTACGGGCAGGAGGTTTCCCAGGCGGCCACCCGTGCTTATGAGGCACGAGCCGGAGGAGAGGAAATCAATGATGAGGACCCGACAAGCGGTTATGAAGGGCAGAACTATGACACGGCCAAGGCAGGCCTTTATGACGCGGCCGTGGGCACTCCTGCCGGTTATGTGGCCATCACTCCCTTCGTGCCGGCGCCGGTGCGCGGGGCGGCTGGCCTTCTGGCGGCGCCCACCATAGTGAACGGCACCATGAACGCCTATGACCAGAACGTGGCCAATGATGACGGCACGCCAGTGGTATCCACTGCCAAGCAGACGCTCCTGGACCCTGTCATCGAGCCGGTGAAGGAAGCGGTGACACAGCCAGGGAAGTACGTGCAGGAAATCGTGGACAACCCTCTCAACGTGTGGGACAAGGTTTTCCTGCCTTATTCCATGGCAGAAGGCGCCGTCAAAGGCGGTGAGAAGCTGGTTCCGGACAGGGTAAAGGAAAAGGCAAAGGCCGGGATGGATAGCGCCGTGGACACCATGGACGCCCTGGGAAGAGACCTCCGGGGTGAGGATGTTTCCAGGGGAGGCTCCACTGGCTTTGATGACCTGGCGGGAAGCGGCGAGGGCATGAAGTCCATGAGAAGTGACGTATACGACCCCTTTGATGCCGTTGAACCGGCTTCCCGAGGCGGTTCGACAGGCTTTGACGACCTTTCCAGAGCGTCGAATGATAACGCCGCATCCTATGACGCTCCTCCTGCTGATGTTTCCGCTCCCGTGTTCAACGTGGCAGGCGATGCTGACTGGGCGGGCATGAATAACTCCACCAAGGCGGCGTCCAATGAGCTGGTGAGCCGCTGGAACCAGGCCCACCCGGAAGCGCCTGTCACCATGACAAGCGGCAAGCGTTCCGGAGACGGCACCTCCCACCACGATGCGGGGGAAGCCGTGGATTTCGTCTCTGATGCCTTTGAGGGAGAGGCAGGGCAGCCGCTCCGTGATGAATTTGGCCGCATGGCCAGCGACATGGGCCTTACTCCTTTCGATGAGTACAACGGCAGCGGTAACGAGGCCTACGCCAGAGGCGAGAATTTCCACGTCTCTGTGCCCAAGGACTGGCAGGAAAGCGGCCGCAGCGTGGCCGATATGGCGGATGATACGGGCTATGGATTCGATGACGGCATGAGGGACGCTTCCAACCTGGCTGATGATTCCGACGGTGGCATGTACGAAGAGACCGGCGACATGGCCACGGATGTATACAACCGCTACCGTCAGGACGGCCTCACCGACGCCGAGGCGGCAGGCATGACGGGAAACATTGCCCAGGAAAGCGATTTCAATACCGGAGCTGTTTCCAGCGACGGATACGGCACAAGGGCCCTCATCCAGTGGGACGGCGACCGCTACGCCCGATTTGAGAAGTGGTGCGAGGACAATGGCCGAGACCCTTCCGACTGGCGGGCACAGGTGGACTACTCCGTAGAGGAAATGAAGACCACGGATCCCGACGCCCTCCGCCGGATGCGGGAGAGGGGCGACGACCTCACTCCGGAGGAAGCGGCCCAGATTATCCGAGAGGACTATGAAAGGCCGGACCCTGCCCAGGCTAATGACGCCCGCCGCATGGACGTGGCCAGAAGGGTGTATGACCAGGGCGGCAGGCGGCAGAGTGCGCCACTGGACGACGGAGAGGCCTCCCGCTCTTCCGGCAGCGAGGATGGCGTCATTGAGACCGGCGACAGGGGCGGGAACCTCAATTTCGATGAGCCTGCTCCTTCCGACAGAGCGCAGGCTATGAGGGATGCTTACGACCCGGTGCAAGACCGCAAAGAGGCACAGCTGGAGCTTATCCTTCGAGAAAATCCTATGCAAGATGACTATCACACAGGAATCCATTCCGTGAAGGACATCAATACGGCAGAAGAGGCTTTCCGACATGCTATTGAGGATGGAGAAGGTACAAATCCGGATTTTACTACAGATATGATGGAGGATTCACTTCGAAGCGGCCATGTAACTGTTTACAGCTCCGGACCTATAAAGAAAGGATCTTTCATCACTCCCTCCCGGATGATGGCAAACGATTATGCAGGAGGCGGCAGAATCTATTCCAAGCGTGTACCGCTGAAAGATGTGGCGTGGATAGATGACGCTGAAGGCCAGTATGCGCCTGTAAAAGTCTCCAGCACTTCCCGCGGAAACATCCAGGCTATGAGAGACACCTCCCAGCCGCTCAGCCAGGCAGACCTTTCCCCCAGATTAAAAGGGGAAGCTATCCGGGATGACGCTTCCCACGGGTATGACGTAACCGGGGAAGGTGACGCCCAGACTATCCAGCGCATGGATACCATCCGCAGCATGAGAAACGATGTGGACTACACGGCCTATGAGGACAACGGCGTGCCGGTCACCCGCCAGGGCATCGTGGACTACGTGAACCGGCTTTTCAATGCCACTATCCGCACCGGCCGCACGGTGAAGGGGGCAAGGGGGCAGTTCGACACGCTCTCCCACGTCATCCGCACCCAGAATTTCGCTGAGCCCCGTGTTATCGCCCATGAACTGGGCCATTTCCTAGACGAACGTTTCCACTTCTCCAAGGCTCCTGCCTTTTCGGGCGAACTTCTCCATCTGGTGAAGGATAGATTCGAAAACGGCTATGACGACCTGGACGTTTCCGGGAAAATGGGGGAAGGCTTCGCCGAATTCTTCCATGACTATGTGACCGACAGGACGCAGGCACGCAGGAACGCTCCGAAATTCTATGACTACTTCGAAAAACAGCTCCATCAGGACCCCAAACTTACGGGGGCGGTGACCAAGCTGACCAAGGTAATGTACCAGTGGAACCACCAGGGCGCCGTGGCCAGGGTAAAGGGACATATTTCCTTTGCCTCCGATTCCACGGGATTCCAGGGGCTGAAGAACATGCTGCAGGATGGCACCTTTGGAGAAGCCGGAAAGAAGGCATGGAGCCGCATTTACACGGAATTGGTTGATGAGAATCATCCCCTTTTCGAGGTAAAGGCAGAGGCGGAAAAAAGAATTGGCAGGAAACTAAAATTTGAAGAAGATCCGTTTATGAACGCATGGGAGGCCAGGGGATGGAAAGGTAAGGCCATTGCGCTTATTCAGCACGGCGACCCGGAAAAAGGAATCCCTGCGTTGAAGACAATTTTCGAATCCATAGGGGAGAAGAATCAGAAAGATTTCTCCGCCTTTCTGGTGGCCCTCCGTGAAAAAGACATCTACGACTTCAACAGCAAGCTGAAGAAGGGGGAAGAGGGTTCCGCGCTGAAGGCGACCATGGACCCCATTGATGCAGGCATGACCATCCGGGAGCTGGCGAAAAAGCATCCGGAATTCGTGGAGGCCGCCAAAGAGCTTTACCGCTTCCAGCAGCATCTGATTGATGAGCTGGTGAATGCGGGCATGCTCTCCGCCAAAGCGGCGGCGGACATGCGGAATCGGTGGCCGCACTACGTCCCCTTCCAGCGCATTGTGGACGGCATCGATGCGCCAAGCGTAGGAGGGAAGAAGTTCGTGAACGTGGGGAACACCATCCAGAAGTTTAAAGGCTCCTCCCGGGACATCGTGGACCCCCTGGAAAGCGTCATTTCAAATACCTTCCGGGTGGTGAGCGCTATCGAGAGAAACAAGGTGGGCCAGTCTTTCGTGAAGCTTTCCCGTATGAAAGGCATGGGAGACCTCTGCGAAGAAGTCAAAGGCACTCCGAAATCCACAGACAGTACTTTCTACGTGTGGGAAGGCGGGAAGAAAAAGACCTACGCCACCTCTCCGGAGCTGCTCTCCGCTCTCAAGATGACCAACAAGGAAGGAATGAGCATGCTGGTGAAGGTTCTCCGTGTTCCGGCGAGATGGCTCCGAAGCGGCGCCACGCTGTCCCCGGAATTCATTCTCAGGAACCCCGTGCGTGATATGATTTCCGCTTCCCTCTATTCCAAGCATGGATTCATTCCTGTGTGGGATACAGTGCGGGGGCTTTCCCTCTATCTCAAGAAGGGAAAAGAGTACTGGGATTACATGAACAGCGGGGCGGCGCAGTCTGCCATGGTTTCCCTTGACCGTGACTATCTCCACGGCCAGATGAGGGACCTTCTGAAGAAGAAAAGTGTGCTCTCCATGTGTGCCAATCCCATCGAAGCACTCCGGGCCCTCTCCGAAGCGACGGAAATGGCCACAAGGCTGGCAGAATTCGACCTGGCAAAGAATGGCTACACCGGCATCGGAAACAGGCTCTTCGGGAAGGATAGAAAACCGCTCTCCAACACGGAGGCGGGCATCGAGGCCAGGGACGTGACACTGGACTTTGGCCGCCACGGGAAGAGCACCCAGAGCCTGAACCAGACCATTGCCTTTTTCAATGCGGCTATTCAGGGCACTGACAAGATGATTAGAGAGTTCAAGGCGCACCCGGGACAGATGACCATGAAGACCTTTATGGGCATTACAGTGCCCTCTCTGGTGCTGTGGTATCTCAACAAAGACGACCCACGCTATCAGGAGCTCCCGCAGTGGCAGAAGGATATTTTCTGGGTGATTCCAGGGAAAGACACGCTGTATAAAATCCCGAAGCCCTTTGAACTGGGGATTCTTTTCGGCACTGTGCCGGAAAGAATGATGCAGTACATGTACGACAAGGAGAAGGGGAGAAACGGCCCGGGATTCAAAGGACTGGGCGGCTCCATCTGGAGCAATCTGGCGCCGAGCTTCATCCCTACCGGCCTCCTTCCAGCCATCGAATGGATTTCAAACTATTCATTCTTCATGGGCCGCAACATTGTTCCCCTCTCCCAGTCGAAACTTCCGGACCGCCAGCAGTACGGTCCCTATACGAGCTATCTGGCACGCAAGGTGGGAAATGCCTTCGACCTGTCCCCAAGAAAGATTGATAACACCATCCAGGATGTAGGCGGCAACCTGGCGGCCCTGGGGAACAGTATCATCGACAAGGCGGCGGGACTGGATGAGACACGGCCTGCCAAAAGGTGGAGCGAAGCGCCGGGGGTTCGTGGCTTCACGGCCACGCCCTACGCCTCTTCCGACAGTGTGCAGCGTCTTCGTGATGACTACAGTCAGCAGGAAAAGCTGTACAACGAATTCAAAATGACCAAGCAGAAGCCGGAAGGCTACGACGCCGCCAAGTACATGAAGTACAAGGCCGCCGTGGATGCCATGAATAATACGTACCGGGCTGAAAGGAAAATCATGGATTCCAAGCAGCTTGACAGCCGGCAGAAGCGGGAGCGGATTGACCGCATCAAGATGCAGCAGACAAATATTGCCAGAAGGGCCCTGGGCCCTTCCAAAGTTTCCAACGAATAAGGAGGAAAAAATCATGAAAGGTGTAGACGTTTCTTATGCTAATGGCCATGTGAATTGGTCAGACGTGGCGGCGGCGGGATTTAAGTTTGCCATGATTCGGCTGGGCTATGGCCATGGCCACATGGACGAAAATTTCTATGAGAACATCAACGGAGCCATTGCGGCAGGGCTGAAGGTGGGAGTATATTTCTACTCCTACGCCGTGACGCAGGAGGATGCGGACTATGAGGCAGATTTCCTGGTACAGACCCTCCAGGACTGCGGTCTTACGGCTGAAAAGCTCCCCATGGGGGTATGGATTGACGAAGAGGATGCCGACGGCTGGCGCCGCAACCATGGGCTTGATGTGTACGGTGACAGCCAGCTTGTCACCAACATGGCCACGGCCACCATCAACAAGCTGTGGGATGCGGGATTCACTCCGGCAGGGGTGTACATGAATTGTGACTGGAAGGAAAACGTTATCGACATGGAGCAGACCGGCGGCGCCGGACTCTGGCTGGCCCAGCCGGGAGCTTCCTCTCCGGATTATGACTGCATGCTCTGGCAGTACACTTTCACGGAAAACATCGACGGCCACGAATTCGACGCCAACATGGTGATGGGAGGTTTTGACAATGTTTAAGCTCATCGGAGACAGCATCAACATCACGAGGGGAGATACCGGCATGCTCCAGCTGGAGCCCGCCCTTGACGGGGAGCCCATGGAGAAAGGCACCTATACGGCAGTGCTTTCTGCAAAGTCCGACATGGATAATGATTCCTACCTTCTGCAGAAACAGGCTGATGATAACGGCCGCTTCTTCTTCAGCCATGACGACACCAAGGACATCCCCGAAGGGACCTACGTCTACGACATTGAAATCCGGACCGGCGGGCAGGTGTGCACCATCGGGCCGTCCAAGTTTAACGTGAAGGGAGATGTGACCCGGGATGACTGAGAAAACATTCACTGCGGCCACCATGAAGGTGAAACTGGCTTCGGAGCAGACACTCTCTGCCAAGCTGACGGCAGATGCACTGATGACCGGGAAAGTTTCCCTCATGTTCAAGGGCGATAAAGGGGACAAGGGAGACAAGGGGGACACCGGCGAAACCATCGCCTCCGCTTACTGCAACCCCGACGGCACCATGGTGCTCACCATGGATTCCGGGCGGCGTGTGTCCACGAACCTCCAGCCGCTGACGGACAGCATTGGTTATGCGGAAAGTGCCAAAGAAAGCGCTTCTCAGGCAGCTTCTTCCCAGTCTGCGGCGGCAGGAAGTGAAAGCGCGGCGGCATCCAGCGCATCGTCCTCCGCCTCCTCCGCTTTGGCGGCCAAAACGAGCGAGACGAACGCCAAGGCCTCCGAGACAAAAGCGGCAGGAAGCGAAAGCGCCGCCGCTTCATCTGCCAGTGCGGCGGCGTCCTCCGCATCCGCGGCGGCCTCTTCCCAGAGTTCGGCGAAAGCCAGTGAGGCCAACGCCAAAACCAGCGAAACCAATGCGGCGGCTTCGGCTAGTGCTGCGGCGGCTTCCGCACGGACACAACAGGCGGACTGGACGGAGACGGACAGCACATTCCAGAGCTTTATCAAAAATAAGCCGACCAATCTGCTGACTACCAACACCACGCAGACCATTACAGGAGATAAGGAATTCATCGGAGCGGTAACCATGGCCACGGGAAAGATAACCACAGTGAACGCCACCACGGTCAATGCAGATACTGTCAACGCCACATCTCTCACTGTCACAGACTCCACGTCCGTTCCCACGGCTAACGCTGATAACAACTCCAATACCGTGGCGAATACAGCCTTTGTAAAAACGGCCATTGCCAATATCGTGAACGGCGCGCCTTCCCAGCTTGACACATTGCAGGAGCTCTCTGCGGCATTGGGGAATGACGCCAATTTCTCCGCCACGGTGACAAAGGAAATCGGCGAGAAGTTCAGCAAGAGCGGCGGCACCATCACAGGGCCGATTCTCTACGAAAAGACTCCGAACGATGATTCAGAGCTTCCGAACAAGGCGTACGTTGACTCCGCTATCAAGTCGGCGGTGGAAGCGGCGGTAACAAGCGTCACGAAAACGCTTTCGGACAACATGCACGCCCAGTACCCAGTTGGGTGCTACCTCTATTCTGACAAAGCCGACAATCCCGCCACCTATCTTCCGTATATGTCAGATACCACATGGGTACAGACGGCGGCGGGCCGTGTGCTCATCGGTGCGGGTACTGCGGACAGCGGGACAGTTTATGCTGCCGGCGCTACCGGCGGCGAAGAGAAGCACCAGCTCACCGTTGAGGAATTGTCGGCACATTCCCACACTTTGGAAACGGCTCCGATATTATTTAGTAACGTTGATACATCTACCAATAACTGCATACGCCCAAATATTGAAGGTACCTGCCGCTCA